CAATAGTCCTCTTGTTACTAGTTCTACAAATATCAATGGCGGTATTATAAACGAAACTACAATACCATTCGATTCGATATCGTCTTCCATTATATCCTCTGTTTTTGATTTTTCAAGTTCTTCTTTAAGAATTTTTTCTTTAAAATCTATCTCTCTAGGAGTAACTGGTCCATCTTCCATTCTTTTCTTTTCTAATTCATAAAGATTAATAACATCTGAATCTGGTGGCAAAAAGAATGCAACCCAATCTTTGGGTATAGAGATTTCATTTTTATCTGTATATTCTAACCAATCTTTCATACAAAGTACATTTTTTCTGTCAACTCCATCTGGAGAAATAAATGATGCGACCTTCATTTCCATAGGTTTATGAATTTTTAGGTTCTTCCTATCACTTCCAATTATTTTAGTGATTACATCCGACCCACTTCTTAACTTTAATATTCTGTAGTTATTTGTTGTCATATTTATTCTCCTATACTCGAATCACTATAGAGTTATAATCAAAATTTTCAGACTCATATATTTTAATTCTATCTAAAAAATGCCTCAGTGTGTGGTTTTTCCAAGACTTCCAAGAAAGGTCATCTCCTATATCATATAACTTTGCAACTTCTTTGTTTTCCGACTTTCGAAGTTGTCTTCCAATACTTTGCAATACTCTAATTCTGCTTTTTGACGGAGATGCAAATATAATATTGTGTAATTTACGAATAGAAATTCCTGTACTAAAAGTTCCATAAGATGCAACAATGATTGCATTTTCTTCTTTTTCGGTAATATGTCGAATTTCTTCTCGTATTTCAACATCCGTTCCGCCGTGAACAAAAAATACTTTTCTGTCCTTTGCACTCTCCTCTATACTACTATGTAGGACTTTTCCGTGTTTCTCAACATATTGAAAAAGTATTAATGTGTTTCCCTTTAGACTTAATGCTAATTCATTAATAAATTTATTTCTTTTTTCGTTCTTCACCAACCAATCAATTTCTTCTTGGTATTTCGCTCTTTTTATCTCTTCTTTATCTTTATCCTCATATTTCAGTAATATTGTGTCAATTTCTAATTTTGAAAGTAAATCTTTATTCATTAATTCTTTTGTAGATGTAACATTGAATACACTACCGAACAACCCTTCTATTACCAATTTGTGGGTCTGAGTGCCGTCCAGCGTCCCTGTAGTCCCTATACGGAAGGGACAATCGGTTAGTTTGGTCATAATAGATGTAAGTGATTTTGCTTTGAACAAATGACATTCATCTCCGAATACTGCACCGAAGTTATCAAAATATTGTTTTTTCATTTTATAGATGGATTGCCAAGTAGATATAATTACTTTTTTCTTTGGGTCTATTTTATCTTTTCCCGCCATTACTGTGTGACAAATTTCCCTCGCATTCCAATTATCTTTTTTTGAATAATCATCAAAGTCTGAAATCATTTGACTTACTAGTGATGTAGTGGGTACTATGATGAGAATTTTCTTATTTTCTGGTAAGATATTGAGATAGTGCCTTAATAAGCAATATATCATCAAACTCTTTCCAGAACCTGTAGGGGATAATAATAAACATCTGTCATTGTGCATTGCGTGGTCTATAGCATTTATTTGATGTTTATAAGGATGTATCTCTTTTCCAGAAACTGTCAAAGTCATCAAAGAAAGAAATGCTTCTATATTAATCTTTCTTTTTGACTTCTTTAATTTTTCATCTAATTCAAATTTATAATTTCTATCTGTTACAAATTTTATAACATAGTCCAATAACCCAGCATATAAAGTCTGGTCGTATATGTTATATAATTTGATTTGACCATCCCATATTTTATTTTTAAAAGATGGCATATATTGATGTCCCGGAACTTTGAATGTAAAATAATCCGAAAGTTCTTTGGCAATTCCTCTTTCGCATTCTATTTTTATATTAACAGAATCTTTGTATTTTATAATAATATCGCTCATAGAAGTATTTATGGTACAAAATCTTGTCCATTTACCTTCACCGCAATTGTACCATCAGACACATCCCCATCCCAAAGAACACAAACAACTCCTGCTTCTCTTAGAATTTCTATTCCAGTTTTGCAGGGTTCTCTCCATCTATCATTTGCTAGATTAAAAAATTGTCGATGTCCAACTACTTTTGATATTCCTGCTTGAATTATTGCTCTTGCACAATCTGGACAAGAAAAGAAAGGAACAAACATAAATAATCCGTGTGTTGATACACCCTTTTGTGCGGCTTTGTATATTACATTTCTTTCTGCGTGTTCAACATAATCATACTTTTGTGGTCTTTCCCATCTCTCTTTTTTGTCTTTTATTCTGTGCGGTAGACCGTTTGAAGAACCTATAACTATTCCACCAGAAGAATGAACCAATACTGCACCATTTTGTGTAGATGGGTCATTACTATATTTTGCGGCATGTAAATATGCTTGCTTCAAATATACTTTGTTCATTATATCTGTTTCTGGATTATACGCCACTTATGAATTTTCTCCAATCAATTGCACCTCTTATACTCCATTGCCTATTGTTTATAGATTTAAGGATAGATTCTAGATATGACACCTTTTCTTTTTGATATTGTATCTTATTTTTCAGTTTAATTAATTCGGAGTCTGCATCAAGATATAATTGAATATCATTCTTGAGAATCTTAAATGGAAACGGCTCCCATCCATATTCTTCTAACTGCTCTTCGTCCAATTTACCTGTGTAATATTCCCATTTTGTTTTTAGAAGACTTTTGTAATCTGTTTCTGCCTTACATAAAATAAGTTTCTCATCGTGAAATATGTTAAGGTACTTGTTATGCAGTTGAGGAATCTTCAAAGATTCAATATCAAGTTCAGTGTCATCTATAGGCATATCTTGATATGCCATTTTCTTAATTTCGCTTAGTTCCATAGAGGTATTATATACCCAAAAATAAGAAAATCAAACAAATTATCAGAGTTTTTCAACTTCAAAACTAGTATATGCAAAGGTTGCCGTTACCAATATTGGTTCGGAATCACTTGCTGTAGAACTAAAATCTATACTGCTAATAGATTTTGGAAATAGGTTTTTGAAATTGACTGTAAGGTTTGGTTTCATAGCACTATTTAAGATTGAAATGCTTCCGTCAGAAAAGTGACTGACTGTGTTTTGTTCGTACTCATCGTGGTCTTCTACATTTCCTATCTCTCGCATCCACTTGTATATCTCCAAATAGTTTACCATATCTTCATCTACGATAAACCCAATATCCAAATCTCCATAATCATAACTTCTACCAGGATGTTTTATATTGATAAACCTTGTTGGCTGTAAAACTTCACTAAAAGAAAATGTAGGTATACTGCAAGATTGACAGAAATATGTTACTGCTGGTATTCTTTGTAAAACAAATCTAAATCCTGTAGAAAGAAGATAGTTTGTGTTTGTAGGTTGTCTTCTATTGATATTTTGTTCATAGTTAGGATAAATACCAATACTTCCAGTTATTCCCATATAACACCTCCAAAAGTATTTATATAAAAAAAGAACCGCCCGTTTCGGGCGGTTCTCCTAAACTTCTACAGGGGGAAAGAAGTTTAATTCACTTAGTTACCGTGAATATTATCGACTCTAAAGATTCGATAGTATTGGTTATTACGAGTTGATGCCGCATTATGTGGGTCACCAATTCCAGCACCAACATTTACGAATGGATTGTTTACCATACCGTAACGAGTTTTAAACCCTAGTTTGGGTTGGAATGTGTTCTCACCAACTGCTCGTACCATTTGTAGCGGTACATATGGGCAGTAGAAAAGACCAGCATCGTAAGGTGAAGTACCTTTATAACCGACACAGCAGTAATCTCGTGCTTTAACATTGTTACCCAAACCTGTGTATGGGTCAATGTATACTTTCAACTTACCGTTAAGAACACCAGCGAATGTATTGCCAGTATCATCAACATTCAAGTTTGTTTGTACAGCAGGTGAGATTTGTAGGAATCCACTCATTGCGAGTGCGGATGCTACATCTGCGGAGCAGATTACGAAGTTTCCTTTTCCTCTACGAGTTTCTTTTGCAATTTGGTTTGCTTCTCTTTCGATTTGATACAGAATACCACGCCAGTTTTCTGCACTCCATCGACCATCAGCATCAGATGCAACATCGTAGACACCACCAACACCTCTACCACCTGAAAGTTCACTTGGTAGGTTGTTAGTTACTAGGTCACCAGCAGTTGTACCTGTGATACCACTTGTACTTGAAACACCACGACCTGCAAGGTCCATATGTTGTGCGCCAAGTTTAGCATTCTTGTAGATTACACGGATAACTTCACGGTTAATTTCTGTGAGGATTTCTGTGCTAAGAATGTTAGCAAGTTCTGTTTCTGCATCAAGTCCGTGAACTGCTTTCAAGTCTTGAGCGAGTTCAGTTGTGTATTCTGCTTTCAATGCACGAGTCTTTGCTTCAACAGCAGTTCGTTCAATACTGAATGCCATTTCGTTGAAGTCGTTAGCAGTTGCATCACCAAGTCGTTCTGCATTGCTTCGTGACATACCTGCTGTTACTGCGTATGAACCACCAGCAGTTGTACCAACATCTGCGAAGAGTGGGTCACCGTTACCAGCGTCTGCGGCATATGCGGCTGTACCACCTGCGAATGCTGTACCTGCTTCGTTATGCAATGCTTCTGTTCCACCTTGTGTGGAATACTTTGAACGCATTGCAAAGATAAGTCCTGTAGGACCTGTCATTGGTTGAACACCAGCGACATCATATGCGATTAGATTTGGCATTGCTCTGCGAACAAGTGAGATAAGAATTGGGTCATATCCCTGCATATTGCTGTTATTGTTTGCTGATGCAAGACCAAGACCATCACCTACTGCGTTGCTTGGTGTGGCTTCGTTAAGAATGCCGTTTTGTTCTCTAATTGCTTGCTCTTGGTTTTCCAAGAGAATAGCAGTTACACTTTTACGATAATTGTCCTGAATGTTATTCATTTCAGGATGTTCTAAAACAGGGCTCCACTTTTCTTTAAGTTGCTCTGCTTGTCCTAAGTTAGTTTCCATTTGAAAATACTCCTTCTAGATTTTAAATTATCAAATTTAATTTACTGTTCTATTTATAAAAAATAGGCTTTTACCCTACTTGTCTTTAAGTTGTCGATTTAACGATGCAACATATTGACCCATTACTCCATTAGAAACTTTTGCATCAACATTGTCTTCTGCAATTGCGGTTTCATCATAGTTTGAGGCATCTGGATTTGTTTTGTCGAAGTAACTTTCTTTAAGGATATTAAGTTTTTCCTTATACTGCTCTTCGGTTTCAAATTCAATACCTTCAGCAAGACTTCGAAGTTTTTCAATTTCTGTGTCTACGAGTCCTTCTGTTGTTTCGGTAAACATTTCTTCGCAACGATGTTCTAGAATTTCTTTTCGTAATGAAATATTCTTGTCCATCTCTTCGTTGACTTGAGTTTCTAAAGAATCAATTCGTGTTGCCATTCCGTCAACGAGGTCATACTTTTCGTTTGGTACATCAACATAGCAACTTTCAAACAGGTCTTTAATACCGTGAATGAAGTTTTCTGCGATATCTCCACGAATACCTCGTTCGATTGCTAGTTCATTAACTGACATCCATTCTTCAACAACATATCCGAGATAGTCATCAAGTCTTTCTGTTAGTTCTTTTCGAATAGTTTCTACATTTTCAGCAATCACATTGTCGTGGTCTTCTTGTAATTGTGCTTCAATTACATTGACTCTATCTGTAACTGCGGCTTCAAAAATTGTTTCTGCTTTAACTCTAAAGTCTTCAGACAATTCTTCACCGTCAAAGAGTGCATCCATATCTTCTTTCATTTTTGGTTTATCAATTTTACTTGATGCACCAGAAGGAGAAGACTTTGGTTCTTTTGCTTTCTTTTTGCCTTTAGGAGTAGGAGTTGCTTTCTTACCATCTGTTGCTTGGTTATCGTCAACATCTAAAATGGTTTCTGATTCTTTGACTTCTTCTTCGTCATCATCGTCATCGTCACCATTCTTTCCGTTCTTTCCGTTCTTTCCGTTCTTTCCGTTCTTCTTTAACCAAGGCGGTAGTTTACCTTCTTCGACTTCTTCTTCATCGTCTTCTTCTTCCTCGTCATCTTGTTCTGTTTTAGAACTGCGGGCTTCAGAAACTTCTTCTTCGTCTTCGTCTTCGTCTTCTTTGTCGTCTTCTTTGACTGACTTGGAAGCCTCTTCTAAAGAATCTTCGACACCATCATCGAAGTCTTCGGTAATTTCTTCTTCAAG